GCTGAAGCTAACTCAAGAATTGCTCAATTAGCTGTTGAAGCTGAAAAAGTTAAAATGACTGCTGCAGAAGAGGAAGCTAAAGAAGAAAAAATAAAATCTCAAGCAGCTCAACAACCTCAAACTCAACAACCTCAAAACCCTACCTATCCACAACCTTCTAACAAAGCAAGAAACTGGGCTGAGAAGAATGAATGGTTTGGTTCAGATAGAATTATGACAAGTGCTGCATTCCAAGCACATCAAGATCTTATCGAGCAGGGGTTTGACGCAGAGAGTGATGAGTATTATAATGAAATTGATAAAATTATGAGGGATAATTTTCCTCATAAATTTAGTCAAAAACAGGAGCAAAAGAAACCCGTCCAAACTGTTGCTTCTGCCCAAAGAAACCAAAACGGACGCAAAAGTGTGAAACTCACCAAGTCACAAATAGTTATCGCTAAAAAACTAGGGGTGCCACTAGAGGAGTACGCAAAATACGTGAAGGAGAATACAAATGGATAATAAAATAAGAACCTCACGCGAGTCAGACACTAGAAAAACGGAAACTAGAAAAAGTGTTTGGACTCCACCATCCAGTTTGGATGCACCACCTGCACCACAAGGGTTCGCTCATAGATGGGTAAGAACATCAGTGGCTGGGTTTGAGGATACAGCTAATGTAACTAAAAAACTTAGAGAAGGTTGGGAATTTGTTAGAGCAGAGGAAATTAAAAACTCTCCTGAAATCAGCAAATATCCAATTATCAAACAGGGACAATATGAAGGATGCATCGGGATTGGGGGCCTTGTGTTGGCAAGGATACCTGAAGAGATATTGAAGTCACGTGCTGAGTATTTTGAAAGAATTACTCAAGATCAAATGGACGCGGTTGATAACGATCTAATGAAGGAACAACGACCTGAAATGCCGATCAATATTGATAGGCAAAGTAGAGTTACCTTTGGTGGTAGACGTAAAAACTAATTATTTAGTGATACCTATACCCACATTAAGTAGCTCTTAATTGTAAACTAAACGGAGTAAAAAACATATGGCAAACGTAAGTGAAAAGTTCGGTCTAAGACCGTACAGAAAACTAGACGGTACACCATTAGCAGGCGCTCAAAACAGATATACAGTTAAGGCAAATTATGGAACTGCAATTTTCCAAGGAGATTTGGTTATTCCAACATCTACTGGAAACATTGAGAGATTTGTTTATAACACAACGTATGCTGTAGTGGGTGTATTTAATGGATGTTACTACACTGACCCTACGAATCAAAAGCCTACTTGGAGAAACTACTACCCTGGTTCAATTAACGCAAGCGACATTACTGCTTTCGTTGTTGATGATCCAGATGCAGTTTTCTTAGTAGATGCTGACGAGACATTCGCAAGAACGGGTCTATTCGCAAACTACAGTGTTACAAATACAACTGGCGTTACGCAAACTGGTATATCTAAAGTTCAGTTAGACACAAGTACAGCAGGAACTGCTACTACTTTTGTGATTCAAGCGATTGATATTTCGCAAGATCCTGATAACTCAGATACATCAGCAGCTAATGGCAATGTATTAGTAAGAATAAATAATCACTTCTATAGAAGTGGCACAGGCAAATAATAAAGGAGAATAACAATGGCGATATCACGATCACAACTAGTTAAAGAACTAGAGCCAGGTTTGAATGCTTTATTCGGCCTGGAATATAACAGATATGAAAATCAGCACGCTGAAATTTTTATGTCTGAAACATCTGACAGAGCTTTTGAAGAAGAAGTAATGTTAAGTGGTTTCGGTTCAGCACCAGTTAAACAAGAAGGTGCTGGAGTAGTGTTTGATCAAGCAACTGAAACTTTCACTGCTAGATACTCACACGAAACTATCGCATTAGCATTCTCAATTACTGAAGAAGCTATTGAAGATAATCTGTATGATAGATTAGCTGCAAGATACACAAGAGCTCTTGCAAGATCTATGTCTAACACAAAACAAGTTAAAGCTGCATCAGTGCTTAACAACGCTCAAAAAGCAACTGGTTTCAATGGCGGTGACGGAGTTCCTTTGATCTCTAATGCTCACCCACTTGCAACTGGTGGAACTTTTTCAAACGTTTTAGCAACTGCTGCTGACCT